TGAATGCTGCAAAGAAAAAGAAACCAACTCCTAAAAAAAAGCCAACAAAGAACTCTAAAACATTCTGTATAGCCTTATCTGATTGGCAGATAGGTAAAGAGGGAACAGAAGCAACTATTGATAGATGGATGGATGCTATTCCTAAGATAAAAGAACAAATTAAAACATTAAGAAAATCTGAAACTATAGATCAGTTATTTATTGCAGGATTAGGAGATATTGTTGAGGGTTGCACAGGTTTTTATGCTCAACAAGAATTTACAGTTGAATTAGATTATAGACAACAACAAAAAGTGGCCAGAAGAATGGCTTATACAGCTATAAAAGAATTAGTTCCATTATTTGATAAAACTGTTGTTAGTTTTATTCCTGGAAATCATGGAGAGCCAAGAAACTCTGGGAAGAGCTTCACTACTTTTTCTGATAACAGAGATATTATGCTTGGAGAGGAACTAGCAGAGATATTTAAAGAAGCTCCTGCATATAAAAATAAAATAGATTTTATTATGCCAGATTCCTTATCAATTACTTTAGATATATCAGATACAGTTGTAACTCTAGTGCATGGGCATCAGATGAGAGGTGGAGGCAATCCACAGGCAAAAGCAAGAACTTGGTTAGCTAATCAATCTTTAGCTAGAAGTGAAATAGCTGATTCTGATTTATTATTAATGGGACACTATCACTTCTTTTCTGCTTATGAATCAGATGGAAAAAGGTTAATATTACAAGCTCCTAGCTTAGATTCAGGCTCTGAATGGTTTGATAATACTAATGGAGGCAGAAATAGTGCAGGAGTTCTTACTTTAGTAATTGGTGGCTCTGAAAAATGGAGTAATATTAGAGTTATAAGGTAAATAATGAAACTTGAAGTATTAAGATTCAATAGCTCAGATGACTTTACAACAGGGCTATTGTTTGATGTAACAGATAATGTGAGATCCTTTCTCTGCTATACATTAGAGGATCAGGCACAAACAAAAAAGGTTTATGGAGAAACAAGAATACCTAGTGGCACTTATAAGCTAACACTTAGAGCTGAGGGTGGCTTTCACAGTAGGTATGCAGCTAAATTTGGAGATTGGCATAGAGGAATGATTTATGTTAATGATGTTCCAAACTTTGAATATATTTTATGGCATATAGGTAATGATGATGATGACACAGCAGGTTGCTTGTTAGTTGGAAAAACATCACAGGATAACTTTATTGGCAGCTCTACTAATGCTTATAAAGAGATTTATCCACCTATTAGAGATGCAATTCTTAATGGAGATGATGTATCAGTAACTTATATTGATTATGATGGTGCAATAGTTTCAAATAAATCTCAAGATTCTGTTATGAATATATCTCAAGTTTCAAAGAATCAGGAGGATATAATGGATATCTTATCAACAGAAATCAAACATCTAAAAGCTGAAGTAAAAGCTCTTAGACAAGCAATCATACTTAGAGGCTTACAAGCTAAGTAGATCTTATGAAATTAAAATGTAATTCCTGTATGGAAGTTTTAGAATTAATTAACAATGCTTTTGTTTGTATTAATAAAAAATGCAATCAATTTAAGAAAGTACAATCAAGAATAAAAGAGGAGGAATAGTATGTCAGATGATTTAAAAGATATGCTAGAGAGAGCTTTATGGACTTTTATAGAGGCTTTTATTGGAGCTTTAACAATCAGTCCAATGGTTGGTGTAGATGCTAGTGCTTTGCAGATAGCTGCAATATCTGGTGGAGGAGCTGCACTTTCAGTTATAAAGACTTTTGCAAAGAAAAAAATAAGCTAGAATTAAGAGTGGAATTGCAGCAATGCCTTTCCTTTTAGTTACAAGTAGCAATAAAAAAAGAGGAGATTTGTATCTCCTCTTTTTTATTAGTTGAACAGGTGGAGGTTGATATTAGGACTGCATACACTAAGGGGTATATGAATACTCTACCTATTCATTAATAAGCTTAACAGTGGCCTGGTACAAATAATTAATTATTTAGAATCCTTGACAGTATGACATTTTTTTTCTAATCTATAAGAAAGATTGATATTAGGAGGTCAATATGTTAATTCAAGAATGGATATACTTGGGATTTGTAATTTATGGTTTCTTATCCTTTGTATTCACATTATTTTGGTTAAGTCTTTGGATCAGTGAAAAAAGATTACAAACAGCTAGTAGAAAATTAGATTTTGAAGCAAGACTTAAGAGTGGAGAAATCTTGCACAAAGGAAATATTTTTTAATGTATCCTGAAATAAGAAAAAATAAACATAATTGGGAATATAGATTTCTTTATTGGAATCAAGATATTCCAGAAGTGTATGATTATACAATTCAAACTTCAAAGGGTTTCCAGGTAGCTGAGTCAGCTGCTTGGGGAAATGCAACTTGGGATGGTTGCAGAAATATGAAATATATAGGAAGAAAGAAAGTAGAGGTTGATAATGGCTAAGTTTAACTTAGATAATTATGTAAAAGTAGATGATCTCATCAAGATAATGAATGAGAAATATCCAGAGGGAAGATTAGTATCTGAAATCCTGGACAATGGAGTTGATTATGTTGTTTTTAAGACTAGCTTCTTTGAAACTGCAGAATCAGAAGTGGCTAAATGCACAGGCCATGCTAGGCAACAGAAATCAGATCATCAAAGTTGGTTTGAGAAATGTGAGCAAAAATCTAGAGGTAGATGTCTTAGAGTTCTTTTAGGTACAGAGCCAACAAGAGAAGAAATGGAAGATGTCCTTATAGAAGAGAAAACTACCTCTAAAAAGGCCTCAAATGAGCCAATAGAGAGTAATTTGAGCAAAAAAGTAAAACAACTAGAGGAAGAGGGACTAGTTGAGGATATTTCTCATAAGCAAACAGCTGTTATGGGTAATATCAAACAATTTGCTATGGATCTAACAAAACAAGATTTAGATGAAGCAAGAAGAATTACTGCTCAAGCATTTGGAGAGTTAGGGATATCTAAAACAGATGTTTCTATAAATAATCTTCAATCTATAAAAAATAAGATTCAAGATATAGTAACATTCTCTCAAGCTGAGGTTGATAAAGGAGAATAATGTCAGGTTGGGTACAAGTAGATATATCTTTACTCAGAAATCCTAAACTCATAATGTTTGCTAGAGCTAACAAGTTATCAGAAATGGAAGCTGTAGGAGCTTTAGTAAAACTTTGGGCTTACTCCTTTGAGTATGGTAAAAAGCCAGGTCTAATTCCTAATCCAGAACTCTGTAAAGATGTTATTTGGAATGGATTAGATTTGCTTGAGCCAATGATAAAAGCCAGATTCATAGATAAAAAGAAATCTGATTTTTATGTTCATGATTGGGAAGATAAATATTCTCAACTTGATTCATATAGAAAAATGAATGCTCAAAGACAGAAAGAGTATAGACAAAGAAAGAAGCAGCAAGAATCTGATAAGAAATATAAGGATCTTCAAAAGAAAATCCATCCAGATATTGCTGATGAGATACAGTAATGTTATGTGTTATAACACTGTTACAACAAGTGATGTTACAGAGTAAGAGTAAGAGTAGAGTAAGAGTAGAGTATAGTAGAGAAGATATATATTAGGAAATTAGGAGGTTGAAAATGAAATTTTTTGGAAGGGTTAAGCCAGTAAGTGAAGTTGAATTAGCTTATTTGGAAAAAGATTTATCAAGTTTCAAGAAATTATTTTATGTAATGGAATTAGAGGGAGAGATTTGTAGTCTCAATCCTGAATTTAATACAAATGGAAATCTAAGAAAAAATATAGCCAGAATGAAGAAGATCTATAATTCTGATATCTATATGGAAAATTGTAATTGTGATTTCAAACAGAAAGCACCTTTAACAAAATCTGGAGTTCCTAGAGTCCATAAAAAATATGTGAAAGAATGGGCTTCATAATGGTAGATGTAATTATATTAATTGTTATCTTTGTAGGCCTAAATTATTTGGCTTGGTATCTCATTGATAAAGGCAAATTATAATGAGATTCAAAAAAGAAAAGCATGAATTTAGTTATAGATTGCAATGTGAAAATCCTAAATGCAAAGCTTCTTTTAAAAATAGAGAAGCTGATAGAAAGCATAGATGTTAAATGATTGCTAATTGTTACAAAGAAGAGAGCTGTCCTGGACACTTAACTGTCCAGGAAGCTAAAGATACTTTATCAAGTGCTGCATTCATGACTAGAGATCTAGATAAAGATGCAGTTATAGTTCCTGCTCAAGATTGTTGGAGATGTAGAAAAACAGATCAATCAATCATAGTTATAAGAAAAGATTGGCATACTTTTCAATGGGATTATTCAGGAACAGTTCAAGATATGTTTCCTTACTTATCTGCAAAAGATAGAGAAAAGATTATTACAGGAATGTGTGATAAATGCTTTGATGATTTGGATGTGGATTAATGGGACTTGGTAAAACTAAATTTGAAAAGTTTATGTTTAAATTCTCAAGTAATTATAGAAATTACAGAATAAAGAAAGATTTTAATCAAATACCTAAAAAAACATTCACAGGAATGGCTCTTTGGTATATATTATGGTCTTTCAAGATGAGATTAAGAAGATTTAAAAAATGATTGAATTATTTATAGGTTGCTCTTTACTCCTTAACAATGGAATTTCTGAGCAATCTATAGATGATTATTTTCTTTGCAATCACTTGCAAGATGTAAAACAATGGTATGGCCTAACACAGCAATACTTTGGAGATGAAACTTTAAAAGCTCTTGCTGTTATGTCTTGTGAATCAGATGGATATCCAAATGCTGTAAATGTTAATGGAGATGGCTCACTTGATAGAGGATTATTCCAATTCAATACAGATACAGAAGCTTGGTTAGAAAAAGATATATTTAAGAGAGATCTAGATATATTTAATCCTAAAATAAATATAAGGACTGCTGCTTGGTTAGTTTTTAATGATGGTTGGCATCATTGGAATGCTAGTAAGCATTGTTGGGGGAAATATGATAAATCAGAACAATAGAAGAATATTTGAACAAGATGAATATGATTTCTATGATGCAAAAGCAAAAAAGACTTGGAATTATGTTTGTAGTGTTACAGGTTGGAGAAATCAAAAGATTGTAGAAGATTTTAAAGAAGATGCAATCTGCTTAATAGATAATGTTCATTACTATACAGAATTACAAGTTGTAGGTTATTGGCATAACTTTGGAATGCAGCTTCACAATGATTCTTATAGATTTACTTATATGTATATTGCAGCTTCAAAGGTAAATGATTTAAAAAAGAAAGTCCTGGAGTTAGATAGCACAGTAGTAGGTAAATTAGTATTTTTTAATTGTGTTCCTAATGAAATGCTAACTTTTGATGTAGATGATTTAGATGAATCAATGATACAAGAAAGATATGGAGAATTAACTTATGTTATTCCAATAGCAACAACAAAGCATAGATATATAACAATAAAGAATATTGTGGATCAGGGCTTTGATTTTCCTAAATGTGATTGTAAAGATTTTCATTCAGAGATACTTAGCAAAAAAGAAAGTAGAATTAAATTTGAAGCAATAGAGGAAAATATAAGAGGTTTTAATGGAATATGCTGCAGATGATATAAATTATGGTTATAGATCTATCTTGATGTTAATTAATTCTGAAAATACTCTTATAGATAAGCTTCAGAATGTAAAAGAAATTGATGGAACAAAAGAACATCCATTATTCAGCAAAAACAAAGGTGGAGTAAGCTTCTCTGTAGTTATGAAAGATATGCAAACTATTGTTGAGATAGTCTTAAATAATGGAGATAGATTTGATATTTATTCTATGACTGAGATAGGAAGTGCAACAATTCTTGATGAGACTGTTGAAACTCTAGTTAATTTCTTGCATATATTTTATATAAATCTAGTTGATGATGAAAATAAATTATTAAATTCAGCTATTGATAAACACACTTACAGGAAAGCTGCTAAAACAATGCACTATAGAGAAATGTTTGGGGATGATATATCAGGGAATAACATATAAAAAGCATCAAAGGGTTAAGTTTGTAATTCCTACTGATGAAAGAATAATAGATCCACAAACAGAACAAGTTATCTGGAGATATGGAACTATTCAATTTTTTAGTAAAAAAACTAAATCAGCTTGGATTTTAGAAGATGATGCTAAAAAGAATATACAAATTTCTTTATTCTGCATTCTTCCTGTAAATTAATATTATGACAGACAACAGTGGCAATGGATACACTCAGAAAGAGATGACAGCCAAAATTATGCTTGATATAGAAAAGATTTTTAATAAGTTAGATGAACTTCAAAAAGATATAAACACTAGACCTACTAGACAAGAGATCTATGGTTGGATTATTGCAGGTATATCTATTGCTACATTGATAACAATATTGATGTAGGAGAGAAGTGGCAACATTAAAAATAGATACTAAAACAATAGTTCCAATAATTGCAACAATATTAATAAGTGCTTTTGGTTGGGTATTTAATTCAATAGAGGAAATTAAATCTCATCAGAATGCTTGTGATGCAATGGTAATTGAAATGAATCAAGAACTAGATATGCTTGAAAGTAATTTTACTGAACTATTATTTAAGCTAAATGGCTAAATAATGCAAATAACAATATTAGATATATTTGTTACTATATCTTTAGGATTTCTTGTTTATTATATGCTTAAATTAATGCAAGAATAGATAATGGCTAAAAAAGATTGTAGAAAAGGAAAAAACTCTAAAGGCACTTATATAACTTTATGTAATTGCAAACATGGAACTCTTTCTCATTAACAAGTTATAATATTTTTATGGATTATATAGATGATATGTCTTTAGCTCTACCTAATCAGCAACAGGTTGGAGAATCAAATATAGATTTTAAAAGATTTCAATATTATTTAGGTTTAGGAGCTTCTAGATCTTATGAAAAAGTTTCCAATAATTTCACTATTACAGACAGAAGAGTAAAACAAATTGCTGTCAAAAATCAATGGCAGGACAGAATAAAAGCTATTAATAAAATGCTAAATGAGCAGATAATTAATGAAGTTTTAGCTCAAGTTGGAGAGACTGCTAGAGATATAGCTGATGAATTAAAGCCATTAATTTTTAAAATAATAAATGAAATAAATGAAAGAGATTTAGCTTCAATGAATCCTACAGAACTTAAAGGAATATTGGATATCTGTTATAAGATGATTTCTCAGATTTATGGACTAGGAAATCCTCAAGTCCAGGTAACACAAATAGAATATCCACAGATTAAGTTCAAGTGGGATTGGGAGCAGGATGATGAGCCAGATTATTGAAGCAACTCCTCCTGATCTACATTCTGGCCAATTAGAAGTAATAAAAGCACTAGATGAGAAAAGATTTATTATTGCAGTATGTGGAAGAAGATGGGGAAAAACAACTCTTAGTTTAGTAAGTGCTGTAGATCAGGCTCTTAAAGGACATAAAGTCTGGATTATCTTTCCTGTATATCCTCAAGCTTTAGAAAGTTGGCTTAATCTTAAATCCTTAGTTAGACAGCTTCCAGAAGAATATGCAGAAATTAGAGAAGTAGAAAAAAGAATTGTATTAAAGAATAATGGATCTATTCAGATTAAATCAGCTAATAAGCCTGAAACTCTTAGAGGTGCAGGTGGTATATCTTTAATTATCTTTGATGAGGTTGCTTATATGAATAAAGAGACTTGGGAAACTGTGAGGCCAATTCTCTCTGATTCATTAGGTAAAGCTTTATTTATATCTACTCCTAATGGCATGAATTGGTTTTATGAACTCTTTGATAATGCTAAAAGAAGAGATGATTGGGCAGTATTTCATTATCCTACTGAACAATCTCCTAGAATAAATAAAAAAGAATTACAACAAGCTAGAGAAGAATTAGGCTCTTTAGTGTATAGCCAGGAGTTCTTAGCAGAATTTACTGAAGTAGGACACATGTTTAAAAGAGAGTGGTTTAAGTATTATGATGTTATTCCTGGAGAAGATCCAGAATATGTATTAGGAGATGAAGTAGTTAAGCATTCTGATTTAAGTATTTTTGGAACTATGGACACAGCTTTAAGCACAAAAGAGACTGCTGATTATTCTGTAATAATGGCAGTTGGAACTACTCCTAGTGGTAAGCTATTAATAATGGATGTATTCAGAGCCAGATTAGAAGCTCCTGATTTACTCCCAAAGATAGAATCAATGATAAATAAATGGAATATGTCTTGGTTGGGGGTAGAGGATGCTTCTTTTGGTTTAGGAATAATACAGATGGCCAGGAGACAGGGCTTACCTATAAGGAATTTAAAAGCAGATAAGTCAAAGACTGCTAGAGCTGTTCCTGCAGCTGCAGGTATAGAAAATGGCTCTATATGGTTTTTGAAAAATGCTAAATGGCTTGTAGAATTTGAAAGAGAATTAACTAGCTTTCCATCATCTGGATCTCATGATGATACAGTTGATGCTCTTGCTTATGCAGCAAGATTTGGAATAGTTAGAAAAACAACTTGGAGTGTAACTTAATTGGGTTTAACAGATAACATTAGGAACTTCTTTAGTAGCCAAGAAGTCAATACAGAGAAAAAGAGCTATAACAACTTTCCTACTTCACAAGTAGTATTTCCATTTAATTCAGATGCAGGATTCTTTAGTGGAGTAAATCAAATGAGTCCTGAGGGTAACTCAGCAGCTTTAGCTTGTTTGAATGTATTAGGTACTGCATTCAGTGAGCCACCATTAAAAGTTTATTTAAAAAATGAAAGTGGAGATGAATATATTTATAATCATCCTGCTCAACTGCTATTAGACAATCCTAATCCAAACATGACCTCAACATTGATGAATAACTACATTGTTACTTCCATAGCTGTATCTGGAGATGCTTTCCTACTTAAATTAAGAAATGATGCAGGAGCTGTAGTTCAATTAGTTCCATTACTTCCAGAGATGGTTGAAGTAAAAGGAAATAATGAAGAGTTAATAACTCATTATGAATATAAACAAAAAGGTAATTCTCTAAAGATAAAGCCAGATGACATGATTCATCTAAGAGAGAGAATAGATCCTAGAAATCACAGAAGAGGATTATCTCCACTTAGATCAGTTATGGTTGAAGTATTAGGAGATGCTGCAGCTTCACAAATGGGAGCAGCATTAGTTAGAAATACAGGTGTTCCATCAGTAATCATTAGTCCAAAGAATGACTTATCAATGACAAGTGATGAAGCTGAGAATATTGCAGAAGTATTTGGAAGAAGATTTGGAGGAGAAAACAGAGGTAGGCCATTAGTTATATCTGGTGGAGAAGTTGATGTTAAAACACTTTCATTTAGTCCTAAAGACTTAGAAATTGGAAAGCTTAGATATATTAATGAAGAAAGAATATCAGCTGTTTTAGGTGTTCCTGCAATATTGGCAGGACTTGGCTCTGGACTAGAGAGAGCAACATATTCCAATGTTAAAGAGTTAAGAGAGTTCTTTACAGAACAAAAACTTATACCTATGTGGAATCACTTTGCTAATGAATTCACAAAACAATTATTATTAGAAGATTTTGAAGATAATACAGATTACTGCTTTAAGTATGATATCTCTAATGTAAGAGCTTTATCACAAGATGAAGATGCAACTATGCAGAGAATAGTTACAGGCTTTAATGCAGGGTTTGTAACTGTTAATGAAGCAAGACAAGCTAATCAATTACCTGCTTTAGACAATGGAGATTACTTTGTAAGAGATATGACTATTGCAGAAGTTCCTGTAGATGGCTCAGAAGTAACTATGTATCATGTCACAGAATTTGCTAGTTCTGATGTAGTAGAGGAAAAAGAATTAACTGCTATTGATACAGATGCAAAGATGATACAAGAACAAGATGGACAATATTGTGTTATGTCAGAAGATGGATCTAGAAGTTTTGGTTGTTATGAAACTAGACAAGAAGCTGAGGAGAGATTAGCTCAAATAGAACAATACTCAGATGATGATAAATATGGAAAGCCTAAGAAGCCAAAGAAGCCTAAAAAGCCAAAAAAGAATAATAAAGCTGTTGAAAATGTTCCAGATTATATACAAAAGAATGCAGCTAGAGGTTTAGAACTCCTGGAATTTGCAGGTAGTGGATTAACAGATAAAACAAAAAGAGAAGCCAGAGATATGGCTAATGGAAAGATTTCAGATAATAAAGTTGTAAGAATGGCAGCTTGGTTTGCTAGGCATGAGGGAGATTTAGATTCAGAAGCTGCTGATGATTATTTAGATGGAAAAGGAAATCCAACTCCTGGACAGGTGGCCTGGTTGCTATGGGGTGGAGACATAAACAAATCTAATAAGATGAGAGCTTTTAATTGGGCTAGTAAAGAAGCAGAGAAAGTACAAGAAGAGAAATCACAAGAGTTTAATCTTTATGGATGGGAAGAGCCAACAACTAAATTCTTAGGACTTCCAACTGTAAAGCACTATAGATCAGAAATAGAAAAGAAAGAACTATGGGAAGCAATTAATGGACTAGAGAATGTTTGGATGGACTATATGGCTAATATCTATGCAAAAGAATTAAATAGACAAAAAAGAGGATTAACTCAAGTTGCTAAAGGTAGTAATAATTTAGATGCTTTAGAAACTAATGTAGATATATTTTTAAGTGGATCAAAGTTTGATAAAGAACTATTACCATTCTTTTATTCTCTTGGGGATGATATGTCAGTAAGAACTTGGGATAATCTCTTTCCTGCTCAAGATAACTTCAAAGCAGCAGATCCTGTTGATTTAGATGTAACAATACCAGAGGAACAAGCAGTAACAACTGTGTTTGGTGCATTAGCAGCAAGTCAAGTTATAGATGCAACAACAGTTAAAAAGATTATTGAGGGTGGCTTTTATAGAGGACAGAGAGAAGTACCACCTGCTGTTAAGTCATTATTTCAAGATGGACAAGCAGCAAGTTTTATACAAGAGAATGCTAAGAAAGTTATGAATGATTTAAATGCAACTACAAAGAAAAGAATTGCAACTCAGATAGAAAAAACAATTAAAGAGTTTGAAGCATTGGGAGTAGTTAATCCTATTGCAGGTACTCCAGAGGGAGATAAGTTCTTTAATGAGTTAGCTAAAAGAATTAATACTCAATTAGGTGGACAGAGCTTAGGTAGAGCTAAGAATATAGCTAGAACAGAAGTTGGTAAGGTTAGTTCTTGGAGTCAGCAAAGAGCTGCAAAAGCTACAGGTAAAACATTAGAAAAAGAGTGGGTATCTAGGAGAGATGGACTTGTAAGAGAAGCACACTTTGAACTAGATAATCAAAGAGTTCCTCTGAACAGCTTTTATCTGTATAATGGAATTAAGTTGGATGCTCCTAGAGATCCAAATGCTCCAATTAGTTTAATTGCTAATTGCAGAT